CTTAATTGCAGCTGGCAGACCAAACGAAGGCGATATTATCTATGTGCCTTTGATGAATTCATTTTTCGAAATTCTATTCGTAGAAGACCAAGAACCTTTCTTTCAATTAGGTGCTTTACCGGTTTACAAACTCAAAGTCACTCGTTGGGAAATGTCTTCTTCTGAAACTGTTGATACAGGACTTGAAGGTATTGATGAGAAATTCGATGCAGTTGACCTTAATCAATTAGCACATAAAGTTTCATTAGAATTAGGTCAAGTTGCATTAGACGGAGAAGGCTCAATACAATTAGAAGATTACTTAGACTATGCATCTGGTCAACCGGCATTCTTAATGCAAGAAACATATGATGGTGGCACAGGCGCAAACATACAGACACAATCTCCGTATGCAAGTAATTTAGATTTAAATGCTGAGGCAGGATATAACACAGCTGATACAAGCGATGATATACTTGATTTCACAGAAAGAAACCCATTTGGTGAGGTAGACGAATAATGTTTGGAACACACTTTTATAACGAAGGTATTAGAAAGTTAGTAATTTCATTTGGTCAAGTGTTCAATAACATTTATGTTCAGAACACGGCAGCTGATGGTGCAGTTACAAAAAGATTTAGAGTACCTTTAGCATATGCTCCTAAAGAAAAGTTTTTAGCTAGATTAGACCAACAGGCAGACTTAGAAAATAGAAATTTTGCTGTAGTATTACCTCGTATGGGGTTTGAAATGTCAGGTTTGACATATGATGCAAATAGAAAATTAAATAAAATGAACAAAGTGAGAAGAGTAAAAACAAATGAAGCTGATGGTAAAGTAATGAATTTTAATTACACACCAGTACCATACAATGTAGATTTTACTTTAAATATTTTTACAGCAACGGCTGAAAATGGTTTACAAATTGTAGAACAAATATTACCTTATTTTCAACCAGACTACACGATTACAGTTAAAGCAGTACCCGAATTAGATATTGTTAGAGATATTCCTATCGTTTTGAACAGTGTAAATTATGAAGATAGTTACACTGGAAATTTCGATAGAAGACGAGCAGTAATATACACACTCTCGTTTACAGCGAAAACTTACCTATACGGACCTATGGCAAATCAAAGTGTTATCAAATCTACTCAAGCAGATTTACATACTGATTTACCACAGGCAAGTAGAGAAGAAAGAGTTATAGTTGTTCCAAAACCTACCACTGCTGATGCAGATGATGATTTTGGATTTACAACAACTATTAGTTTCTTTACAGATGGTAAGAATTACAATCCAGTGAGTGATACAGATGAGTAAATTAGACGATAATGTAAATGAAATTTTAGGACTAGACCCAAGCGACAACGAAAAGTCTATGGTAACAACAGAGAGTTTTAAACCACCTGTTGAAAGAAAAGAAGGCGAAAAAGATATTGATGTAGATTATGATTATAGTAGAGATAGTTATTATAATTTAATCGACAAAGGTAATCAGGCAATTGAAGGTATATTAGAGATTGCAAAAGAGGGTCAACACCCTAGAGCATATGAGGTTGCAGGTCAATTGATTGGTCAAGTTGGCCAAACAGTAGATAAACTACAAGACTTGCAAAAGAAATTAAAAGATTTAAAAGAGCTACCTAAAACAGCAGACACAAAAATACAAAACGCATTGTTTGTAGGTTCTACTGCTGAATTACAAAAGATGTTGAATAGAAAAGAAACACCTGAAGCTCGTAATGAAAAGGCGATTGAAAATGAAATTATTGACGGCAAAGAAACGCAGTAAAAAGAAGTTTCCACTAGAAATTGCAAATACTCAATATATAAAAACAATGACACCTCTACCAGAGTTGTTAGAGGGAGAGGAACTCCTAAATCCTATTGAAGTATTAAAACACCACATTTCACCTGAACCAAGGTATGGTGCCAATGGTGTTGCATATACAGAAAAAGAATACAGTGTGTTTCGTGGTAGTCAAAGACTACAGGCGGCTTTACAATTAGGTTACACACACATAGAGGCAATAGTAATAAATGAGTGACGCATATCTAGGTAATCCAAATCTTAAAAAAGTAAACACACCAGAAGAGTTTACTAAAGAACAGATTATAGAATATCAAAAATGTTCTGAAAATCCTGTTTACTTTATGGAAGAATACATTAAAGTTGTATCACTTGATGATGGTCTTGTACCATTTAAGATGTATCCTTTTCAACAACACATTGTTAATACAATACACGATAACAGATTTACCATTTGTAAACTACCGAGGCAGTCAGGAAAGTCAACAACGACTATTTCTTACTTATTACACTATGCGCTTTTCAATCCTAATTCTAATATTGCTATACTTGCAAACAAATCATCTACGGCTCGTGACATACTCGGAAGATTGCAACTCGCATACGAAAATCTTCCTAAGTGGTTGCAACAAGGTGTAATTAACTGGAACAAAGGTAACATTGAATTAGAAAACAAGTCTGCTATTGTGGCGGCTGCAACATCTTCAAGTGCCATTCGAGGTGGTTCTTATAACATTATTTTCTTAGACGAATTTGCTTTCGTACCGGCTAACATTGCTGAGATGTTCTTTAGTGCTGTATATCCTACCATATCATCTGGTACTAAAACAAAAATGATTATCGTATCTACACCATACGGTATGAACCAGTTTTATAAGTTATGGAAAGACGCAGAAGAGGGTAGAAACGATTATGTACCTATTGAAGTGCATTGGTCAGAAGTACCTGGAAGAGATGAGGCCTGGAAAGAGGCAACAATAAGAAACACCTCAGCTGAACAATTCCAACAGGAGTTTGAATGTGAATTCTTAGGTTCTGTAAATACACTTATCAGTCCTGCTAAAATTAAAAACATGGCATTTACTACACCTAAAACTTCAAGTGCTGGTTTAGATGTATATGAAGACCCTATAAAAGATAAAACATATGTTATCACAGTTGATGTTGCTCGTGGTGTTTTAAAAGATTACTCAGCATTTGTAGTATTAGATGTATCACAAATGCCTTATAGAGTGGTTGCAAAATATAAGAACAATGATATTAAACCTTTAGTGTTTCCTAGTATTATCGAAAGAGTTGGTAACGCATATAACAAAGCTCATGTGTTGGTAGAAACAAATGACTTAGGTCAACAAATAGCAGAAGCATTAAACTTTGAATTAGAATATGACAACCTATTAATGACTACAAATAGAGGTCGTGCTGGTCAAATACTAGGCGCTATGTTTAGTGGTCGTGGTTCAGGATTTGGTGTTAAGATGACCAAACAAATTAAGAAGATTGGTTGTGCTAATATTAAAACACTTATTGAGAGTGATAAGGTACAAATAACAGATTTCAATATTATCGAAGAGATGTCAACCTTTGTAAGAAGAGGTCAATCATGGCAGGCTGACGAGGGTAACAATGATGATTTAATGATGTGTTTAGTTATTTTTGGTTGGTTATCTAATCAACCTTTTTTCAAAGAGATGACTGATACTAACGCAAGACAAATGTTATATGAAGAACAACAAAACTTAATTGAACAAGATATGGCACCATTTGGTTTTGTAGATGACGGCATACCAGACCATGAAAAATCGGAAGTCGATGAATACGGTACAGTTTGGCACCCCGTAGTCCGTAAGGGGCAATAGTCAAGGTGGTGGTTATTATAAATATCAATGAGTAAGAAATGAAATTTGACTATGGGCGTATGAATAATACGAGTTTTGCAGCTACATCAATATTCTACTTAACTATAAATTGTTTAATTAGCTAATTAAAGGAGAGACCTAATGGCATTTCAAGTATCACCAGGTGTTCTCGTACAGGAAAAAGACCTAACTAGAATAATTCCTGCCGTATCTACATCAATTGGCGCCTTTGCTGGAGAATTCAGAAAAGGACCTATTAATGAGATTACGACTATTTCTAGCGAGCAAGAATTAGTAAGTGTGTTTGGGAAACCAGACGCTAGCAACTACGAGGATTTTTTCTCAGCTGCTAACTTCTTACAGTATTCTAACGCTCTAAGGGTTGTTCGTACACAGAACTCTTCAGTATCAAATGCTACCGAAAGTGGTAGTACATTTGTTATCAAAAGCCTAAGTGATTATGTTGACAACTATGCAGATGGTTCCGGTTCAATTGGATTATGGGCAGCAAAGACAGCAGGTGCGTGGGGAAATAACTTAAAAATTTCTACATGTCCTTCTTCTACTGTTTATTCTTCAAGTGGTATTACAGTTAACGACAGCTCAACGGCTGCTGGTGACACTGTAGTAACAGTAAGCTCTGGTACATCTATCAATGTTGGCGATATCATCAACTTTGGAGATAACTATAACTATAAAGTATTATCGAAAGACACTAACGATATTACAATCAAAAGAAAAGACGAACCTGAGCATTTTACTGCATCGGATTCCTCTGGTTTATTTGCAGCCCTAACAGATGGCGCTACAGTAACTAGATATTGGGAATTCTATGACTTAGTATCAAAAGCACCAGGAACTTCACCATTTGTAACACAAGCGGGTGGTTCAAATGACGAACTACACATTGTTGTTGTTGACGAAGACGGTGGAATAACTGGAACAAAAGGCGAAGTCTTGGAAGTCTTTGCAGCTTTATCAAAAGCTTCAGACGCTAAAGGCGCTCAAGGCGATACAAACTATTACCCAACTGTAATTCAGAATAAATCTAATTACATTTACTGGATGGACCACAATGCATCTGGTACTAACTGGGGTAGTGCAGCCGCAAGTACAGCTTACACAGATGTAACTGCTGTTTCAAATGTATCACTATCAAATGGCGCAAACGGTTCAACTAGAACTAACGCACAATTGTTAACTTCTTATGAACTGTTTAAAGACGCAGAAACAGTTGATGTTGGTCTTATCATTGCTGGTAAGGGTGACGCAACTCACATTGATAACTTAATTTCAATCGCAGAAGACAGAAAAGATGCAGTAGTTTTTGCATCTCCTGAAAGAAGTGATGTAGTTAATGTTTCAAGTGCAGCTGCACAAGCAACCAATGTTATTGCATTTTTCAATGGCATTCGTTCATCATCTTATGTGATGTTCGATAGTGGTTACAAATACATGTACGACAGATATTCTGATGTATATAGATATGTACCATTAAACGGTGACTTGGCTGGACTTTCTGCCAGAACTGATTTAATTGCAGACGCTTGGTATTCACCTGCTGGACTTAACAGAGGTATTATCAGAGGCGCAGTTAAACTAGCTTTCAATCCTAATAAGACACAAAGAGATGACCTATACAGAGCAAGAGTTAATCCTGTTGCTACTTTCCCAGGTCAAGGAACTGTTTTATTCGGTGACAAAACTGGTCTTACAGCACCATCGGCGTTTGACAGAATTAATGTCAGAAGACTTTTCATTACATTAGAGAAGGCAGTAGCAACTGCTTCTAAATTCCAATTGTTTGAATTCAACGATGAATTTACAAGAGCGAACTTTAGAAACATTGTAGAGCCTTTCCTAAGAGAAGTACAAGGTCGAAGAGGTATCACAGACTTTTTAGTAGTGTGTGATGAAACTAACAACACAGGTGAAGTAATTGATAGAAACGAGTTTATTGCTGAGATTTTCATTAAACCAGCAAGAAGCATTAACTTTATTACATTACAATTCATCGCAACTAGAACCGGCGTTTCGTTTGACGAAGTGGCTGGCGGCTAAGTTTAGAAAAGGAGAAATCAGATGCCAAACATAAATGACTTCAAAGCTAAACTTGCTGGCGGTGGCGCAAGAGCCAATCAGTTTAAGGTTACAATGCCTTTCCCTGGTTACGCACAAGTTGGTGGAGAAATAGAAGACCTAGCATTCTTATGCAGAAGTACATCGTTACCAGGTATGACTGTACCTAGTTTCAATGTTCCTTTCAGAGGAAGAAGCATTAAGATTGCTGGAGATAGAACAATCGAAGATTGGTCTGTTACTGCTTATAACGACACAGACTTCAAACTAAGAAATGCGTTTGAAAGATGGTCTAACGGTATTAACAATATGACAGATAACGAAGGCTTGACAAATCCAGCGGATTATCAAGTTGACGCATTTGTTGACCAATTGGATAGAAACGGTGCAACAATTAAAAGTTATACACTTAGAGGTGTATTCCCTACTACCATTGCTCCGATTGAATTGACATACGATGAAGCGACAGCGATTGAAGAATTCGCCGTTACTTTTGCGTACCAATACTTTGAAACTAATACTACTACTTAAAAACTAGTATAAATAGTTGTGAAGTAAACACAAAGGAACTAAATTATGGCTGAATTATTTGGATTTTCTATCAAGAGGGTAACACCCTCTACGGATCCAAAACAAAGCTTTACAGCACCACAGGCGGCCGATGGTACACAAACCATCGCTGCCGGTGGTTATTTTGGTCAGTACCTCGACATGGAGGGAACTGCCAAAACTGAAGCAGACTTAATCCGTAGATATAGAGAAATCGCATTACATCCGGAATGTGACATGGCAATTGAGGACATTATCAACGAGGCAATCGTGGCTAATGAAATCAAAGATGCTGTGAAACTAAATCTGGAGAATTTACCTTATGGTAAAGATGTAAGAAGAAAAATTGAAAACGAGTTTATGGAAGTCCTGAGGATGTTAGATTTTAACACCAAAGGCCACGACATATTCAGAAGATGGTATGTTGATGGAAGAATTTACTATCATAAAATTATTGATAGAAACTCTCCTGTAAAAGGTATAACAGAGTTAAGATATATTGACCCTCGTAAAATCAAAAAGATTAGAGAGTTAAGAAAGAGAAGACCAGACGGTGTTGCTATTCCAGTTGGCACAAGTATGGCCGATGAATTTGAAGAATACTTCATGTTCAACGAAAAAGGTGTTACAAACTCAACCACATCAGGTATTAAGATTGCTGTAGATGCAATCGCATTTTGTCCGTCAGGAATGATTGACCAAAATAAAAATATGATTTTGTCTTACTTACACAAGGCAATCAAACCTGTTAATCAGTTGAGAATGATTGAAGATGCAGCTGTTATTTACAGAATTGCTCGAGCACCTGAAAGAAGAATATTTAAGATTGATGTAGGTAATTTACCTAAAGTTAAAGCAGAACAATATCTAAGAGATGTTATGGCCAAGTATAGAAATAAACTTGTCTATGATGCACAGACTGGTGAAATCAGAGATGATAGAAACTATATGTCAATGCTCGAAGATTTCTGGTTACCAAGTAGAGAGGGTGGTAGAGGTACAGATATTACTACACTTCCTGGTGGTCAAAACTTAGGTGAGATTACAGACATAGAATACTTTAGAAGTAAACTATATCGTTCATTGAATGTACCTGCTAGTAGATTAGAAGCAAGTCAAGGATTTAATCTTGGTCGTTCTACTGAAATTACAAGAGATGAATTAAAGTTTACTAAATTCGTACAAAGATTAAGAAAGAAGTTTACTGAATTATTTAACGATATTCTAAGAACTCAATTAGTCTTAAAGAAAGTTATTGCTGATGAAGATTGGCATACTGTAAGGGATACTTTACAATATAGTTTCTTACAAGACGGTCATTTTGCTGAACTAAAAGAAAGTGAAATGTTGCAAGAGAGATTAAGACTTGCTGACCAGATGAGAGATTATGTTGGTAAATATTATTCAGTAGAATACATTAGAAAAAATGTTCTTAGACAATCTCAAAGAGATATTGAAGACATTGATAAACAAATAAGAAAAGAAGTTGATGATGGTATCATTTCGGCACCAACCGATGATGTTACTGACATGACATAGGAGTGAAAAATGAGTGAACACACAAAAGCATTTATAGATAATTTAGCAAGTGGCCAGAACGCAGACGCTGGAGAAGCATTTAAAGATGCTCTAAGGGACAAAGTTGCGTCTTCATTAGACCAAGCAAGACAAGATGTTGCAAGTAAAATTTTTAGTGCAGCTACACCAGGTCAAGATGAAGCACAAACTTTTAGTGACCCTAAACCAGAGTATGCAGGTACTAACGATAGAACAGACGCTATCTATGATACACAAGGTCAGCAAATTACTTTTGAGCCTAACGATGCACCTCAGCCAGAAGCTGAAGCGCCTCAGGCACCAGTAGAGGTTACTGCTGATGAAACTCAGTGATTTAAAATCTCAAAACGAGATTAACACTGATACATTTAATAGTTTACCACCTTTACATAAAGATGTGGTAACCGACTTCTTTAGAAATTTAGATAAAGAAGAAGGAACAATATTAACAAACTTTGAAACGGCAGTAGATAAGACTGCTGTACAATATAATGTTAACACAGATGTGCTATACAACTATTTTGATAACGAAGTTGAAGCACAACTAGGAGTATAAACATATGGCATGGGTAGATGTACCAGGTTCAAGTGCAGTTTGGCAGTATGAAAATACAGCTACTGTATCTAACACATATCCGGATTCAGCTGACGGGGCAAACTCGGTAGTATCTGGTGGTATTAGAACATATACAAAACCAGGAACTAGTGATACTGTACAGGTTTATATGAGAACTAGAAAGAAAGGCGAAACCACAGAGCGTGGCGAACTTTCTAAAACTTATTACGATAATCAGTAAAGGTAAAATTTATGGCAGACACAGTATCAGTACAAACTATTGCAGACACTACAGGCGTAAAGTATGTTTGCAAACTAACTAATATTTCAGACGGCACAGGCGAGTCCTTGGTCACAAAGGTTGATGCATCAGCGCTAACTTTTATGTCAGAGGACGGAAATAGAAAGATTAGTAAAGTCTGGTACTCTGTCAATACTACAAATAATAAATCGGCGGTTGAGTTGTTGTGGGCAGGTACCACTAACGCAACTGCTCTTTTGTTATCTGGAAACGGTTATTGGGACTTTAGAGATGCCGGCGATGAGATATTAAATAACGCTACAGCACCAACTGGAGATGTGATATTATCTACTAGAAATTTTGCAAACGGCGATAATTACACAATAATTGTAGAGTTTAGGTAAAAGGTTGTATAAATATATACAGAGAGTATCAATAGAGAGAGAATAATGAAGTTAATTTCAGAAGAAGTTGTAAATGCAGAATACATTGTTGAAGAAAACAATGGTAAAAAAGAATATAAAATTCGTGGTATCTTCTTACAATCTGATATCAAGAACAGAAATGGCCGTATCTATGAGAATGATATTCTAGCAAAAGAAGTTAACAGATACGACAAAGAATTTATCCAAAAAGGCAGAGCATTCGGCGAGTTAGGACATCCTGACGGACCTACTGTTAATTTGGAAAGAGTTTCGCACATGATTAAAGCGCTTACGCCGGAAGGCAAGAACTTTATCGGTGAAGCGAAAATCATGGATACTCCATATGGTAAGATTGTAAAAAATCTTATTGACGAGGGGGCAACACTTGGTGTTTCTTCTCGTGGTATGGGTTCCTTGGTGCAAAAAGGTGGTGCTAACTATGTGGGTAAGGATTTTTACTTAGCTACAGCCGCCGATATCGTTGCAGACCCAAGCGCTCCAGATGCTTTCGTAGAAGGTATTATGGAGAGTAAAGAGTGGGTTTGGGATAACGGTGTACTGTTAGAGAAAGATATTGAAGCTTGGAAAAGAGATATACAAAAGGCCAAAAGTCATGCATTAGCAGAAGCCAAGGTCAAAGTATTTAAGAATTTTCTTGGAAAACTTTAATATTATAAATATCAATAGTAAAAGAAAAAAATTAATTTTTTTTAAGATTAAACTAAAGGGAGATATCTCAAATGTCCGAAACAGATGTTAAAAACTTAGAGGCGTTAGAGGCTGAGGCTGTTGCAGAAGCAGCTGCGGATGCACCTAAAAAGAATGCTGTTGCGGCTGAGCCTTCTCATATCGCAAGCATGAATAATGCAGAAGATTTAGGTCCAGCTGTAGTTAAACCTACTGACAGCAATCCAGACGCAACTAAAAAGTCTACAAAAGTTTCTGACCAGATTAGCGCTACTGCTGATAAAGGTGGTTCACCTGACACAGCTGGAAAACCAGACACACAGGCTGGCGTAACGAAAGTTGCCCACCCAGGTCAAAGTGCTAAAACGGAAGAAACGGATTCTGATGAGAATATCGTAAACGAAGGTGAAATGCCTGACGGGTTAAAAAAATATTTAGCCAAGAAGGATGGTAAGAAAGACGACAAAGAAGAAGGTTACGGTTCAATGAACGCTTCAAAACATAAGAAGATGAATGCTTCTTATAAAAAAGAAGAAATTGATGTAACTGAACATGTTGACGCTCTTATCGCCGGAGAAGACGATTTATCAGAAGAATTTAAAACAAAGGCTGCTACTGTATTCGAAGCTGCTATCAAATCAAAGGTAACAGAAATCGAAGAATACTTAGAAGCTGATTACAATAACAAATTCGAAGAAGAAATTTCGAAATCTAAAGAAGAGTTAGTTGAGAAAGTGGATTCTTACTTGAACTATGTAGTTGAAGAATGGATGAAAGACAACGAACTTGCTTTAGAAAAAGGAATTAAAGGCGAAATCGCTGAAGATTTCATTTCAGGTTTGAAAAAACTGTTTGAAGACCACTACATTGATGTACCAGATGAAAAGTACAATGTGTTAGAGGACCAAGCAGGTAAAATCGAAGACCTTGAAAAGAAACTCAACGAGCAAATCGAAAAGAATGTCGAACTTAACAAATCAAACTTTAATTATGTTCAAAAGGCCATCGTAGCTGAAGCTGCTGAAGACCTAGCGGACACTTCTAAAGAGAAGTTTTTTAAGTTGGCTGAAGAGATTGATGCTTCAAATACTGAAGAATTCAAAACTAAAATAGCGACTATTAAGGAAAGTTATTTTGGTAAGAAAACTACTGTAAGTGAAGAGCTTGATGATGTGGCGGCAGGTGAGAATTCAGTTTTAACTGAAGACTTATCAAATGCAATGGCTGCTTATACTGCTGCTATAAGTAAAACTAAAGACATGAAAATTGTCAATAATAAATAAATAGGAGAGAGAAACAATGTATCTTTCAGAAACACATGAAAAGAAATGGCAGCCTGTATTAGAGCATCCGGATTTACCAGAAATCAAGGACTCTTACAGACGAGCCGTTACATCTGTTATCTTGGAAAACCAAGAGCAAGCTCTAAAAGAAGATAGAGCTTACATGACAGAAGCTGCTCCAACAAATGCGACTGGTTCTTCAGTAGCGAATTGGGATCCAATCCTAATTTCTCTAGTAAGAAGAGCTATGCCGAATTTGATTGCATATGATATCGCTGGCGTTCAGCCAATGACTGGTCCAACTGGACTTATCTTTGCAATGAGAAGCAGATATACTAACCAAACAGGTGCTGAAGCAATGTTTGACGAAGCAGACACAGACTTCTCAGGAAGAAATGCTGCTGGTTCAAGCACAAACACTGGGTACTCACAAAGTGCTCACTCAGCTTCACCTAACAACAATCCAGGTGCTCTAAATGATAGTCCATCTGCCGGTACATATACTACTGGTGGTGCTATGACTACAGCAGCTGCTGAAGCCCTAGGCGATGACAGCGGTAACGCTTTCGCTGAAATGGCATTCTCAATTGAGAAATCAACTGTGACTGCTAAATCAAGAGCTTTAAAAGCTGAGTACACTATGGAACTTGCACAAGACCTTAAAGCAATTCACGGTTTAGATGCTGAAACAGAACTAGCAAATATCTTATCTGCTGAAATCCTTGCGGAAATCAACAGAGAAGTAGTTAGAACTGTTTACATCAATGCTGAGAAAGGCGCTGCTGTCAACACAACTACTGCTGGTATCTTTGATTTAGATACGGACTCAAACGGTAGATGGTCAGTTGAGAGATTTAAAGGTCTAATGTTCCAGTTGGAAAGAGATGCTAACAGAATTGCACAAAGAACAAGAAGAGGAAAAGGTAACATGATTATCTGTTCTTCAGATGTTGCTTCTGCGTTGCAAATGGCTGGCGTACTTGATTACACACCTGCATTAAACAATAATCTAAATGTTGATGACACAGGCAATACTTTTGCTGGTGTTCTTAACGGCAGATACAAAGTATATATTGACCCATATAGTGCAAACTCATCGGCTACACAATACTATGTTGTAGGCTACAAAGGTACTTCACCTTACGATGCTGGTATGTTCTATTGTCCATATGTTCCACTACAAATGGTGAGAGCAGTTGGTCAAGATACTTTCCAACCGAAAATTGGCTTCAAGACTAGATATGGTCTTATCGCTAACCCATTTGCTGAAACAGGTGCCGCTTCAGGTGCAGTATCAGCAGTTGACGGACCTGGTTCTGCTAACGCAAACAGATACTACCAAAGAGTTAAAGTTACTAACTTGATGTAATATCAGTAAGCGTTGTTTAATCAACACTTCTAAAAGGGCGGCTCTAAACAAGTCGCCCTTTTTTTTATTCCTCCTGTTTGTATAAATAGTGGTATGACAACAACAAAATCTTACGACAGACAACCAACTAAACTGGACTATGCAAGTCCTACTCAGTTTAAGTTTCAAATGAGTAAACTGCCAAAGGTAGAATACTTCTGTACGGCTGCTAATATTCCTGGAATAGACATGCCTTTCTCAGACCAAAAAACAACATTAGCAGACATACCATTGCCTGGTGAAAAGGTAAACTTTGAAGCACTAAATGTGACTTTTATTGTAGATGAAAACTTAGAACATTA